AGATTAAGGGTGCAATCGCATTACCAGTACTCGTCAAGCAGTACGACGCAGAAAAAATCCCTCTATCTAATGATTACGGCCTTGAGCTTTTCTACGATTACGGTGTTACCGTTGTCGCAAAAGACCTCATCTTCAAAGGCACATTAGCTTAGTCTAGACCGCAAGGCGAGGGCGGTTAATTCCTCGCCACTAAGATTAAGGAAACTTAAATGGCATACTTTAAGAATTTAGTTGCAGAAAGCATTTTAGAGGTCGAAGAGGATCAAGTAGCGACCTACTTAGAATACTCAGACCGCTACGCCCTCTGCGACATCAACGGCAACCTGATCGAGGAAGCCGAAACAGTCAAGGCTGAACCTAAGGAACAGCCTAAAAAGAAAGAAGAGACTAAAGCAGTAGCTAAAAAGGCTGAAGAGACGGAAGAAGCCCCTGCTGAAGTTGAAGAGCGTTAAATAGAAAGGACGGAAACCTAAATGGACGAAATTAAAGCGAAAATTAAGGAAACCGTCCTTGTTCTATTCCCTAAGGCTGGCACCGATACCGCCACACTAGATGTAGTAATAGCTGAAGCCCTAGACCGTGTGCTTTTATATCTGAACTACCCGACCAATTACGACTTTAAGAAGTGGAATAACCGACTTAATCCTGTAATAGCTAGGGTAATAGTAGGGATCTACACCAAGACCACCGAAGAGAAAGACACAGGTCTAGCAGAGCGAGGCGTGGCAAGTTTAAGCGACAACGGGCAGAGCATTAGCTATAAGGACACGGCCAAACAATATCTCGCCACAGCGACCGATGAAGAGGTGTTTGCCGGCTTTACTAGCTTGCTGGCTAGATACAGGAGGCCGCATGTACTTTCCAAAGCACGCTAGAAGCTTAATAGCCAAAACCTTCTATGATAAGCCACTAGAGCTACTTAAGGTAGTGCAGGGGCAAGATGAAGAGGGGGGATTATTGCCACCTACACTAACCTCTGTGGCTAATCTACTAGGCAACGTAAACCCTAGCACTACCATGGCCGTGGAAGAGTTTGGGCAGAACACTACCGCTACTGCCGTGATCACCATGAGCAGAGAGAATGGTGCTAAGATCAAAATAGCCGATAAGCTAAAGGTAGGGGGAATAGTGTATGAGGTAATCGAGCTTCACGGTTACGATAGTCACACAACCCTAGGGGTAAGACAATGGCGAACTCGGTAGAGGTAAACTTTAAGGACCTAGCACGGATAAATGCACGGCTTGAGAGTCTAGCAGAGGCAGACAACACGACTGCTGAAAAAGCTATGCAGACAGCAGTGCTACTAGTCCAACGATCGGCAAAAGTTAAGGTAGCAAACGGGCATTCCGTTACAGGACGACTCCTAAATAGTATTGGTAAGAGAGTGACCAAGGAGGGGGATGAACTCGTTGGAGAAGTCTATACAAACGTCGAGTACGCTCCATACCTAGAGTATGGCACGGGCGTAAGAGGCGAAGCTACACATACACCACCAATCGATGGGGAGTTAAGCTTTAACTCTGAGTGGACTGGACACCGTGCTTATCCTTATATGAGACCAGCCTTAGAGGAGAATAAGGACACGATTAAGAAGCTACTACAAGACGCGGTAAAGGGAGCGATGAAATGATAAATCAGAAACCTGAAATCTATAAGACGTTAAAGAGCCTAGGATACCCTGTGGCACAGCAAAGTGATAACGTCTTTAATACGCTTCCGGCACTGACATACTACATTAGTAGCGACAAGGTAGCAGTGGATCTAAATGCAGACCTAACTAGTCAAACTACGTCCGTATCGATAGATATATGGGCGAACACCAGCGTGGAGGCCTCAAGAATTTTGGGGGAGCTTGAAACAGCGATGAGGAAGAAACATTGGAGACTAACTAATTCATTAGATCTACCAAACCCTGACAAGACCATATACCACACCAACGCTACATTCGAGCGACTGATAGGCGTGATATAATGGCAATAGAGAGCCGTAAGGCATATACTACACAGGAGAATTAACCATGGCAGGGACTACTACTATGGGAACCACATTGACTCTTAAAAAGGCTGAGGCAAGTGGTACTGATAAGATGATTGCACGCATTACTTCTATTGGAGAAATGGGTGGCGAACACGAAGAACAAGACGTCACAACGCTTGACAGCCCTAACGGAGCTAAAGAATTTATTCCAGCCGGCACCGACTACGGCGAGGTTGAAGTAAATTGCAACGTTCTTAAAGGAGACCAAGCGCTAGAGCTAACTCAACTATTCGAGAGTAAAACCGTACGTGATTGGGAAGTCGCAACTCCTAAAGGCGCAAAGCAAACATTCAAAGCCTTTATCAAGGCGATCAAATACGGTGAGAAGACCACAGACGGTCTAGATACCGTAAAGGTTACCCTCCGTATTACAGGCAAGATTACTTACGCTAAGGGAGCCTAATTTAAGGGGGAGCAATTCCCCCTTAAAGCTATTATCAACATAATCACAAGGACAAATAAATGAAGCTTAATTATAAAGCTAGTAATATCGCTAACGCAGAAGATCTAACTAATAAATCATTCCTAGGAGTAATCTCTGAACTTGGATCACTTAGTATCGCTTCCACAGACATGAGTAAAGTTAAGATTAGCTCCCTAATCTTCCTACTCGAAGCAGGTGGAGCGACACGTGAAGAGGCAAGCGACATTGTAGATAATGAAGGGATTGAAACTGCACTAGATCTAGTGTTTGACGCATTGCAGACATCGGGTTTTTTAGCAAAAATGCAAGCCAAGGAAGCGGAGAAAGCCAAGAAAGCAGTAAAGAGTACCGAACCTTCCGAGAATTCTGGGAAGATCACGAAAAACTAGCTTATAAGATAGGGCTGAAGATCCCCGAATTTTGGGAACTGAATTTGAAACAATTCATGCACTGTATTGATGGTTATGCTGAACAACTAGCAGACCGACAGACAGAGATAGATATATTGAACCACGCCCTCGCTAGGTATATCGGGTTTGCGATAAACGATCCAAAGAACTTCCCTGAGAAGCCATTTAGTCAGAACGAGAGCATGAATAAGAGTGGGCTAATTACCACTGATGAAGCCCTTGAGGCACATATTAGAGCTAGAGCGGAAGCTCAAGAAAGCGGAGAATTATAAATGCCAATTAGCGATGAACTGCGCGTAAGAATAACAGGCGACGCTTCAAGCCTTAAGAGAGCTACTAAGGACGCTAGCCAACATATTGGTGCATTAAATAATGTTTTGAATAGTGTTGGTAAGCAGGTGGCAGGGCTAATAGGTAAGTATGCCTCTGTCGCCGCCGCGATCGCCCTAGTAGGTAAGACTATTGCAGGTAGCACTGCACAGTTTGGGCATTATGAGCAGAACATTGGGGGAGCAAAAGCAGTATTTGGTGATTACGCCGATTACTTAAGCAAGAAATCTGAAGAAGCTAGCACTGCTGTAGGCATGTCTATTAACGACTACCTACAAGGCGCTAACAAGATTGGTGCGATTATGCAGGGGGCTGGCATAACACAAGGCCAAAGCCTAGCCATGACTACATCATGGATGGAGCGCGCTGCGGATATGGCTTCAGTAATGGGCGAAACTACAGAAACTGCTTTAACTGCTGTTACCGCGGCCGCTAAAGGCAATTTCATGCTGATGGATAACATCGGCGTCAAGATGAATGCCACGACCATTGAAGCATACGCCTTAAGTAAGGGCATTAAGGCTAGCTATAATGAGATGAGCGAAGCCCAAAAGGTGGGGTTGGCTTATCAGATGTTTATGGAGAAAACCACCCAGTATGCCGGTAACTTCCGACGTGAGGGTGTTGAGACGCTAGAGGGTAGTCTAGCGGTGCTTAAAGCTAAATTTGCTAATCTAGGCGTTTATTTGGGGCAAGCATTCGGCCCGATATTGATGAATGTAGCTAACTTCATCTCCGGCTATATAATCCCTGCTATTCAGGCAGTAATTCCCTATATAGTAGGCTTTATGACCGTGATTGGGCAGATGGTGAGCTTCGTGGCAAAAGCCCTAGGAAGCTTATTTGGCAGTGGTGGAGGAGGTAAACAACTAGCCCAAGATACTGCGAAGACTAATAAGGCTATGGGCGGAGTGGCCGGTGGTGCTGGTACTACCGCTAAGAACCTAGGTAAGGCCAATAAGGAAGCCAAGAGGCTTAAAGGACAACTAGCAGGCTTTGATGAGATGAATGTGCTTGCAGAGCCACAACAAGCTTCAGGCGGTGCAGACGCAGGTGGTGGAGCAGGCGGAGGTGGGCTTGATTTTCCTGAGCCTGATTTATCAGGATTAAAGAATTATAAGAAAGCGTTTGATGAGATCAAGGCTAAGGCCGAAGAGGTCGCAAACAAGATCAAGAACGCGTTTAAGCGTATCGGCGAGATCATCGCAAGTAGCATTAACCCGAAGAGTTTTGAGAACTTCAAAAAAGGCGTGCTAGCCGTTGCTGAACCTCTAGCGAAGTTTTTTAGGGCGATCTGGAACAACACCCTATTCCAGATTAGCGACATGTGGGATAGGAGTGGCGCACAAATACTTGAGGGCTGGGGGCGAATAATTGACACCCTAGTGAACCAATCCGGTTTAGTGCTTCAGAGCATTGGTGGGATATTAAACTCCGTTGCTCCAATCATGCAAGAGGCAGTGTGGAATATGTCAGGCTTATTTATTGGCATATTCGAGGACTGGCAACTAGCGTTCGTGGAGTGGGCGCCAAGCATTATTGAGGGCGTTGGTGGAATAATGACCGGCATATTAGACCAAGGTATTAAACCAAGTGCCGAACTGATCGCCACCGCATGGAGAGACCTATGGGGTGGAGCTAAAGGCACGTGGGATACCTATGGTGCTAAGATTATGAACGGCATTTATCAGGCCTTTGACGGCATTGTGAAGCTCTTCAAGAAGCTATGGGATGACATCATAGCCCCTATTTGGCAACCATTCATGGATCAACTGAAGAACACGTGGGATAACACGCTGAAACCAATGCTAGACACTATCTTTGACTTTGTTGGCAATGTAGTCTCTTCAGTCCTAGACATTTGGAACCACGCCTTTATGCCGGTGATGAATTTCTTGGTAGACGTGTTTAAACCTATCATTGTAGGGTTCTTGAGCTTTGTGGCTAGTAGAATAGATAGCACTATCAGGCTGATTGGTGGAATTATTGGCGGGATTGTAGGTGTGCTAAATGGCATTATTAACTTCATCATGGGAGTATTCAGTGGGAACTGGGCGAGAGCATGGCAGGGAGTTACTCAGATATTTGGCAACATCTTCGGCACGATTGGCGCGATCGCTAAAGCTCCACTAAACTTCATCATTGACGCTATTAACGGCTTTATCCGAGGATTGAATAAAATCAAAATCCCTGATTGGGTACCTGCTGTTGGTGGCAAGGGGATAAATATCCAGCCAATCCCGAAGCTCGCTACTGGTGGTATTGCACAAGGCAAGACTATTGCCATGATTGGTGAGGCCGGCAAAGAGGCTGTACTGCCACTAGATCGCAACACCGGCTGGATGGATAGTTTAGCTGAGAAGATCAGTGGAGCGGGTGGGAATAGCCAGATGAGCGTGGTTGTGAAGATTGGTGAAGATACGATCATCGAGAAAGTGATTGACGGCATTAACGGCCGTACTTCGCTAACTGGCCGAAATGCTATAATCGTATAAAGGAGACGCTAATGGCTATTCAACAAAAATTACTTAGGATTAACGGCACGGCCATAGACAAGCTTGTAGACTACGAGATTGAGTGGGCAAAACTATGGAAAGACGCAGACCGCAACATGGAGGGAGAAGTGAGAGCCACTTTGATTGGCTTATTCCCGAAGATTAAGTGTAAGACCCGAAACGCCATACCGAGAGCCGAAGTGGCCACACTAGGCAATCTTTTGAATTTGCCATTCCTAAGCGTCGAGTACTACGACCCTCTGAAAAATACGACCATAACCGCTAAATACTACTCTAGTGACTTTAGCACCAAGCTTCAGGAACGAACCCGCGAGCTTTTTTATGAGGTGAGTTTTAATCTAATCCCAATAAGTAGGAGAGCCTAGCATGATTGGAGTTTCAGACCGCTACAAAGCGAACATGGTAGCCCCAGTGAAGTCCGTTAAGGTCAAACTAGTAGAGGACGTGCCGGAGGGGCAAACCCCGCTTGAGCTAAAGTCCGGAGACAGCCTAGTTTCTGCGAAAATTACCGCCGTGGGCGAGTTCCTAGGCACGGGAGCTAAACAGCTAAACGCCGTCTTAATTGGCGGATTTAATCAACTGCAGAGCAAGACATTCAAGGCTTTTATTGGAATTGACGACCCCACCACTGGCGAAACAGACTGGGCGTGTCAGGGCGATTTCCGCGTGGAGACCGCGAGTTTGAGTATTGAGAAAGGCACAACCGAGCTTGTAGCCTATGACGCTATGGCAAGAGCCTACAAAACTGAGTACGCTAATCCCCTGTTGTCTTTCCCCTGCACTATTAAAAACCTAATTGAGCAGGTAGCTGGAACCTTTGGGCTAGAGCTAGACCAGACCGAGATAGCCAAGCTCCCGAACATCAACTACACGGTCAAGCAAGACCCATATAGGAAGATTAAGGGCGCTACATACAGGCAGATACTAGACGAGCTAGCCCAAGCCACAGCCTCCACGGTGATTATTTCTTGTGGGAGGCTACTGTTTAAGCCATACGCCGAACCAGTGAACTCAATAGACACGAACAACATGTTGACGTTTAAGGTCGGCGAGAAATGGGGCGTGCCAACCAAACTAGCGTTAGCGAGAGAGCCACAGGAAGACAACACAATGCTCGAAGACCGAGAGCTTGAGAAGTTGCCAGCCGGCGCAAACCTACTCGACACGCCAACCGAGGGGGCGGTGAGCCAAAATGGTTATACAGCTAAAATCAACCCCAATGGAAGTTTCACCCTCACGGGAAAGACCGAAAAAGGAGTGGATTGGGCCAACTACATGGTAGGCAGACAAAATCTATCACTACCAAAAGGAGTCTATGCTTTCATAACAGACAACCCGTCTCCCGATGTTTCTAATTTTCTCCGTTTCGGCATGCTAGCAGGTGGAGACAAAGATTTTAATATCCAAAAGCTCCAAACTGGAAGACTTATAAATGCAGAGTGGATTGTAAAGAATTTCTATCTTTTTGCTGGCTACATCGACAAAACTAAAACGGTTGATTACACGACCAATCTAGGGCTAGTCAAAGTCAATAATAAGCTACTTGGGACATACGAAGATTTATTTGAATGCGAAGATACTGAGGTGGCACTTGATACCTATTTAGAGCCATGGCGAGACAATACCCAGAACGGTATCAAATTACGCAAAAACGAAGCCACAAGAAGAATGGTCATAGAGGGCAAGCCTAAAAACTCGTGGACACTATTGCAAGACAATAATACTAGCAAGATGAACGATATTC